TAACAAGCGTAGGAATAACTTCAAACACTAATGGAATAAAGTTACAAAGTCTTGATACATCTGTTAATTCAGGGGAATCTATTGGTGATATTGAATTTAGTTCAAGTGATTCTTCAACTGGCGGTACTGGCGTTCAAGCAAAAATTAGTGCTGTAGCTGATAATATTTTTGGAACAGCATATGCTTTATCTTTTGCAACTGGTTCGTCTGCTAACCCTCAAGAGAAGGCAAGGCTCACATCAGGCGGTGATTTGCTCGTGGGTAAGACTAGTGCAAACTTTACAGTTGCAGGGCATGAAATAAAACCAAATAGTTTTGCAGGATTTACTAGAGACGGTGGGTGTCCTGTTATTGTAAATCGCCTTACCAACTCAGGGGATTTAATGGAGTTTTACCAAGGATTATCATCTATAGGTAAAATTGGTACTGCTAATGGTGATTTGCACATCGATGGTGACACAGGAATAAGATTTCAAAACACCAGCATAATCCCAAGACGGGCTGGATCAGATGTAGATGCAACAGTTGACATTGGATTAGCAAGCCATCGTTGGAAAGACCTATACCTATCAGGCGTTGCTAATATTGGCGGCACAGCTAAATTTGCTTCGTGGTCAAATTCAGGCGCTAGTAATGGGATTGAAATAAGGTCAGCTGACTCTCAAATTCTTAACAGCCATACCGGAACAGGTTTGCACGTTTATCAATATTTTTACAACGCAAATGGAATAGTTGGTTCAATTTCAGCCAGTGGTTCTTCTACCTCTTACACCACTTCGTCTGACTACCGTCTTAAAGAAAACGTAGTAGCTATGTCAAGTGCTACAGAAAGACTTAAGCAATTAGAACCTAAACGATTTAATTTTATTGCCAATGCTGACGCTACTGTCGATGGCTTCCTTGCACACGAGGTTGCAGACGTTGTACCTGAAGCAATAACAGGCACAAAAGACGCAATGAAAGACGAGGAGTATGAAGTTACTCCCGCAGTACTAGATAATGAAGGCAATGTAACCACTGAAGCTGTTATGGGTACTAGGTCTGTCCCTGATTACCAAGGCATCGACCAGAGCAAGCTAGTACCGCTATTGGTTGCAACTATACAAGAACTTGAAGCACGAATAACACAACTTGAAAACAACTAGAGGTATAAAATCATGGCAGTAACTTGGACAGTAGTACAATTAGAGCGCAATGCAAGTGACGATGGTGTAATCGTTGCTCATTGGCGTGCATCAGACTCAGAAGAAGTAGGCTCAGGTGATGACGCAGTCAGTCATTACGGATCATCCTACGGCACCTCTTCATTTACCCCAGACCCAGATGCAGATGGATTTGTAGCATTTGCAGATATTACAGAAGCTGTAGCGATTCAGTGGTGTAAAGACTCAATGGGCGAAGAGCAAGTAACTTCTCTTGAAGCATCTATTGCAAACCAGATTGCTGAGTCTAAAGCTCCTTCGGTCGTTGCAGAAGTGCCTTGGTCATAAACAGCTTTATTTATAATACCTGGACTAATATAATAAACCTTCACAAATATGAAGGAGTCAATCGTGACCGACGTAATTGAAAATGCAACAAAAGAAGAACCAACGTTAACTATTGGTGATGTCTCTTACCCTGTTTCAGGACTTAGTGATGAAGTAAAAGAAATGCTATCGCTGCATGAACAAGCTGTGCAAATGTCTGTAAGTGCTAAAAGACAAGCTACTATTCATGATCTTGCCGTAGCAAATATTGCTTCACTCATAGAAAAGGCTGTTACAGAAACCGAAGAATGAGGTACGCATGGCGTATTTTAAACGGGACAGGTTTAGCGGAATTGCACCTGGGGTTTCCCCCAGGTTGCTCGCTGACCAGTTTGGCCAAACAGCTGAGAATGTTGATCTTGAGTCAGGCAGGCTTGTTTCGATAAAAGATAATTCTGATACTTACACTCTGCAAAATACGCAGCGTAGATCAATTTATTTTTACAGAGATACAAGCTGGTTAGAATGGAACGAAGACAACGTGTCGGTTGTTCCTGGTCCAATACCTGGTGATACAACCGATAGATTGTATTTTACCGGCGATGACTACCCTAGGGTTGGTAATGTAAGTACTTTAGTAAGTGGTGCATCGGGTTACCCCGCAAATTCTTTTAGGTTAGGTGTCCCTGCCCCATCAGGTGCTCCGACAACGGCTAAAACAGGGACGGCGGATGACACTGCCACGCCTAATGATGTTTCTTATGTGTACACATTTGTTACGGCGATGGGCGAAGAAGGTCCACCTAGCAGCCCAAGTACGGTCATAGAGTTAACAGACACTGAGTCGGTAACTGTTACTTTATCTACAGGGCAGCAACCTTCTGGTAACTATAATTTAACAACTGGTGCGTTAAAACGTGTTTATCGGTCTAATACGGGTAGTACTAATACAACTTTTCAGTTTGTAGGTGAGGTAGCTTATACGGCGACTTCATTTACGGACACTACAGATGCAGCAAATCTAGGTGAAGTTTTACCGAGTGATACTTGGATTGGACCACCAGACGATAACTCTAGTTTGTATCCAGACGGCCCTCTAAAAGGGCTGATTTCTTTAGCGCAAGGCGTTATGGCTGGGTTTACAGGCAAACGTTTTTGTTTGAGCGAACCCTTCCTCCCTCACGCATGGCCAATTAGCTATCGTATAACGACTGAAGAAGACATTGTTGCTATTGCGTCTACTGCAAATGGTGTCGCAGCTCTAACTGATGGGCAACCATATTTCATCACAGGTACCGACCCATCAGCAATGACAGCGGTCCGTATAGATTTAGCTCAAGCTTGTGTGAATATTAACAGCGTTGTAGATATGGGGGACTATGTTCTTTATGCAGGTCCAGATGGTTTATGTGCCGTGCAGAGCGCTTCGGGGTCCGTGGTCACCGCTGGTCTTATCAGTGTTGAACAGTGGAATAGCACATTTAATCCTACAACTATTCGTGCGTTTAAACATGAAGGCACATATGTAGCATTTCATTCTAGTGGTGGCTGGGTATATGACCCCCGAGGTGAAGAAAATGCACTAACAACGCTTACTATTTCTGCGGGAATTCGCGGCGGATATATGAACCCTAAAGACGGGGAGTTGTATATTATTGTTGGGAATAAAATTAAAAAGTATCGCGGTGGCAGCACAAGTAAAACTGCGACATTTAAAAGTAAAAAGTTCGTCACCCCCTCCCCCGTTAGCATGGGTTGGGTTTCAGTTCATGCAAACGAGTACCCCGCTACTGTGAAAGTTTATGGTGACGGAACATTAGTTGCTCACTATACCCTAACCAAATCTGGATCAACTTACATACAGGCGACTACTGTGCCTAGCAGTATTAGTAACGGTACTTTAAGAGAACCTATTATGCGCATGCCTGCTGTTGTTGCTCAGGAGTGGGAAGTGCAAGTTGAAGGGACTGACATTAATGAGTTTTGTTTAGCGCAGTCGATGGAGGAGATCCGTGGGACATGAAACCTACTCCAACAAAAATTCCAGGTATACCTAAACCACCAACGGGTATTCCTCCTCAACTTACAAAATATTTAGAAAGCATTGCCGAAGCATTAGAAATAAGACTTGGTCGAAGAGGAGATCCTGTCGATAGAGCTGTAACGTTACGCGAACTTATAGCATCAGGTCTTGCATCAGAATTAAAATCTAGTGCTTTTGATCCAAACAATATAAACGTATCCAACATAGGAATGTCGGATAATACGTTTGTTGCAACTAGTACCCCACTAGTCCCTACTGGTTTTACAGCTAGTGCAGCTTTCAGCCAAGTTAATTTGTTTTGGGATATGCCTAGTTATACTTCGCACTCACAGACAGAAATTTGGTCGCACACATCTGACACCATTGGTGACGCTACCTTAACTGGTGTGGCGACGGGTCGTAGTTACATAGACCCAACAGGTGGTGGAGTTTCTCGTTACTATTGGATAAGACATGTCAACACAAGCGATGTTAAAGGGCCGTTTAACAGTAGTAATGGTACCCTTGCAACTACAGCTACTGACCCTGCTCATATTCTTGATGAGCTAACTGGTGCTATTTCTGTTAGTCAGTTAAGCACATCTTTAGCAAATCAGATTGATGGTTCTGGATCAGCTGTTGATTTAGCAAACCTTGAATCCTTTGTTGGATACTCAAGTTCATATAGCGTTTCATCTGCAGGAAACCTTCTTAGTCGTATAGGTAGTGTAGAAACAACTGCGTCTGGGCTTGTAACAACTTATGGAAATACGGCTTCTTCTGCATCTTCTGCTGCAGCCGCTAACTCTGATGCGGCGGCTGCATTGGCAGCAAAAGTAGCGGCTTTAGCGGCTCAAACGAGTTCAGAAAGTGCTAGAGATAGTTCTATTACAGCGCGTACAGCGGCAATTGCTGCTCAAAGTGGAGCCGAAACTGCAGAAACAAATTCTAATGCAGCAAAAATATTAGCTCTTGCTGCTCAAGTAGATGCAGAGACTGCAGAAACAGGTGCAAGTACTGCCTATACAAATGCACTAGCGGCTAAAGTTGCGGCTTTATCCGCGCAATCGGGTGCAGAAACTGCTGAGTCTAATGCAGAAACGGCAGAAACTAATGCAGTTACTGCTAAGGCAGCGGCTGAAACCGCTGAAACTGCCGCTTCTAATTCAGCTACGAGCGCTGCTGGATCAGCTTCATCAGCTGGTACTTCAGCAACTAATGCAGCTAGTTCAGAAAATAATGCAGGTAGTTCCGCTACAGCTGCGGCTACAAGCGCTTCGAATGCTGCTACATCTGCTACTGATGCGGGTACAGCTTCGAGCGCTGCAAACACTGCGAAGCTAGCAGCAGAGACAGCTAAAGCAGGTGCAGAAACAGCTGAAACAAATGCAGCTTCATCTGCAACCACCGCTGCTGGATCAGCATCAAGCGCAGCTACTAGTGCTACAAATGCGGCTAACTCAGAAAATGCAGCTGGTCAGAGCGCAACAGCGGCGTCTACAAGTGCTTCGTCTGCTGCTACTCACGCTACTAATGCGGGAACAGCTTCTACTGCGGCACAATCTAGCAGTGTATCTGCAGCATCTAGTTTGGCAGATGCTCAACAAGCCGTAACTGATGCCGAGGCAGCTGAGACAAATGCCGCATCTTCGGCAACGGCAGCGGGTAATTCAGCAACTTCAGCAGCGACTAGTGCATCCGCGGCTGGTACAAGTGCATCGGCAGCTCAAACTGCAGAACTTGCAGCAGAAACTGCTGAATCTAATGCTATAACTGCCGCTACATCCGCAGCAAGTTCTGCTACTAATGCTGATTCTTCTGAAGCAGCAGCGGCTACATCCGCATCTAATGCAGCAACATCTGAAAATCAAGCTGGTCAATCTGCAACTGCTGCATCAACAAACGCTTCATTAGCGTCAACAAGTGCCTCAAATGCTGGTACTTCTGCAGGCGCAGCAAATACTGCAAAAACAGCGGCAGAAACTGCTCAAGCGGGTGCAGAAACTGCTGAGACTAATGCAGCAACAAGCGAAACAAATGCAGCGGGATCGGAGTCAGCTGCCGGTACTTCTGCTACTACTGCAGCAAATAGCGCTACGGCTGCCGGTCAGTCTGCTACATCAGCGTCTACTGCTGCATCTACAGCTTCTACAAAAGCAACAGAAGCTAGCCAGTCAGCAACTGCAGCTGATACTGCAAAAACAGCGGCTGAAACAGCTAAAGCAGGTGCAGAAACTGCTGAAACAAATGCGGCTTCTAGTGAAACAAATGCGGCAGGCTCCGCGTCTTCTGCTGGGACATCTGCTACTAATGCTGCAACCTCTGAAAATAATGCTGGTAGTAGTGCAAGCGCTGCCGCCTCTAATGCTAGTATTGCTTCTACTAAAGCTACAGACGCAAGCCAGGCTGCTACAACAGCTACTCAAGCAAAAAATGCAGCAGAAACAGCGAAGGGAGCAGCTGAAACTGCTGAAACAAATGCAGCAACAAGTGAAACTAATGCTGCGGGTTCAGAGTCAGCTGCGGCCACAAGCGCCTCGAATGCTGCAACCTCTGAAAATAACGCTGGTAATAGTGCAAGTGCAGCAAACACATCTGCTGCTACTGCTGCCACTAAAGCTACGGAGGCTGGAACAGCGGCTAGTACTGCCACTAGTGCAAAAAATGCAGCAGAAACCGCTCAAGCTGGCGCAGAGACTGCTGAAACAAATGCGGCTTCTAGCGAAACAAATGCGGCGGGTTCTGAATCAGCTGCCGGTACTTCTGCTAGTAACGCTGCGACATCAGAAAACAATGCTGGCAACTCCGCTTCAGCGGCTTCAGGTAGTGCTAGCACGGCGGCTACTAAAGCTAGTGAAGCAGGCGTATCGGCTTCTTCTGCAGCGGCAAGTGCTACTAATGCTGCAACAAGTGAATCTAACGCAAGTACATTTTCAAGCACTGCTTCTACCGCAGCTACTAATGCGGCAGGTTCTGCAACTTCAGCGGCATCAACTGTTAATGGTTTGACTGCTAGGTTAAATAATGCTGGTGGTACTGGTGTTACAGTGGAACAAGGTTTTACTGCTACTGCTTCTGACATATCAGGACTTGAAGCTCAGTATTCTGTAAAAATAGATAACAACGGCCATGTATCAGGTTTTGGACTATCTAGCGTTGATGTCGATGGTACACCTGAGTCAGCATTTGTAATTCGTGCGGACAAGTTTGCAATCGTTGATCCCTCATCAACGGCTAACGGTACAACAAATACACCTTCTGCCGATGTTATACCTTTTGGTGTAACGAACGGGGTCGTTTATATAAAAGCTGCAGCGATCGAAGACGCATCAATTACAGCAGCTAAAATTGGTTCAATTAACGCAGACACTATTACTTCGGGTTCTATGTCAGCAGACAAAATTGTAGGCGGTACAATAGACGCGTCGCAGGTCAACATCCAGGGCACGGGCACAGGACTTAGTATTAAATCTGCAGCGAGCGGATCTCGCATGGAAGTTGCATCAGATGTTATTAAAATTTTTGATGGTAGTACGCTCCGTGTGCAGCTTGGTAACTTGTCAGCGTAATGGCTACGTATACAGTTGGTATTACTAGTAACTCTTCAGTTAGTCAGTACCCGACGACAACGAGTGCTACACAAGATATCCAAATCAATGACACTGTTAGTCTGACGGTTACCGTGGGGACTAATACTTACGGTCAAGCTCAAAGTCTCATCTATTCTTCATACTCAATAGCTGTGTTTACATTATTAAATTGCACAGTAAGCCCTTCAACAAACGTTAGGTCGGGCAATACGATTACAGTAACGCCTGTTAATAACAACACGGCTTATCGTTGTGAAGTTGTAATCACGCATTACCATGAAAACCCAGTTAGTGGTTCTGCAGCAAATCAACAGACTAAAACATTCGTGCTTAGCGGTGCGGTGGGCGTGCTTCCTGTTTACGGTTTAGAAATATTTGATGCCAATGGAAACTCCAGACTGCGTTACGACAACCGTTTATGCAAATTTCATAGTGTTTACACCGGCACAATATCAGGCACTACCACTATATCTGTAACCGGCATGGCGGCTGATGGTACTTGGGGTATTAACAATCAAGCTCAGGGTAGTCTTGTGCAATGTTTTGTTGGAACTAATGCTATTGGTTTAAACCTGGCTAACTTTGGTACAGGCGGTAATTTGTATGGCGGCAATTACAACTACGAAATTATAGTATTTAGGGTCTGATATGGCTTACGGCTTTCTTTCAAATACAGACAATGGTTACGCTCAGATTGATGGCGAGAACCTTCAGCTTAAAGTATTAGCTAGCGGTAGCGTTGTGCCTGGTGTTATCGGCGGGTCTTCATCTGACAAAGATGCTGCGGGCAATTCTTTGTATCCTAACAGCGGTCGTGCATCTAATTGGCACCCAAACAAAGATGCTACATCTATATCTATACCGACTGGTTATAACAGTTCCGACGTATTTTTATTTGCTCGGCCTTCTAATAATAACCAAGGTACCAAAATGATTGGCTGCATATTTAGCAGCAGCGCTTTCGAAATTACATGTCCTGAATGGGTTGATTGGGGCACGAATACAGTAGATTACAAACTGTGCGTAGTGAACAACGATGAAGACGAGAACGCAAATTATGGGTTACGCGTTTTTAGTCCTTCGGGCGATGTTGGATTTACTAGTAATCGGGCAAATTTTAAGGGCGAACAATTTGCTTACGGTACTCCTAGTAGAACTATGACAACAACTAGCTCCACAGACTATAACTCTACGGTTATTGGGCCTTTGTATTTTGATAAAGACTCTTACACAGAGCAGTTTGAGTACTACTGCCTTTTAAATGGTTGCGCAGCTTATTCAGGTTGGCAAATTGTTACGGGCGGTAGCACGCAGCAGTCTTTTATTTTTAATGCTGGTACGCGCGGAATGTTTTGGTATCAACCTTATCTGCAGTTTGGTTATCGATCTAGCTCATCTAGCACTTACTCACCCAACGTAAAAATGTATTCAACTTATTCCAAGTCACTTGCTTATGGCAGTTATTTTGGAAATCAAGTTGATCTTGCCTCAACTCGAGGCATCGTTATAGGAACGTTCGTATGAAAAAATTTGCAATGGTAAATCTAGAATCAGGGGAAGTTGGTTATATTGTGTCTCCAGCAAGCGCAACTACTTATGTAGATGGGTCTATGTATGGCGATCATATGGCTAAAGAAATTGATGCTTCTGAACCCAATGATGAGTTTTTAGCAACCAAGTATTACAGAGATGGATGGCAAACTCGTGATTCTCGTCCCTCTGATGATCATGTGTGGTTAGCTGACGCCTGGTCGATACCCCCGGTAAGTGTCGAAGATTTATGGTCCGCGATTCGGTTTCAGCGAGATGTAAGGCTAAGTGAATCGGATTGGACGCAATTTAACGATAGCCCTTTATCTGATTCTGACAAAACCGCATGGGCAACTTATCGTGAAGCGTTAAGAAACATCCCATCAACTAACGCCAATGTAGCATCTGTAGAAGATGTGGCTTGGCCAACTAAACCTGGAGAATAATTATGCACGCTGGAAAAGGAAAAAAATGTGTCCTAAACCAAATGGATAAACCTAAAAAAGGCAAAAAGAAACCTGCTAAAAAGAAGCGAAATTATGGCTACTAGAGATTACAAAAAAGAGTATGCGGGATACCATAGTAAGTCAGATCAAAAAAAGAATCGGGCTGGCCGCAACAAAGCACGTCGTGCCGCTTTAGCTGCAGGGAAGGTAAAAAAAGGCGATAAAAAAGACGTGCATCACAAAGATGGGAACCCTCGCAACAATAAAAAAGGGAACGTCAAAGTAGTAAGCCGTAAAAAGAATCGCGGTACATACAGATTTGTATAACCTAAATGCAGTAATGTAATTCGATTCATGACCTGACCCCGATTATAATAGCGCCTCATTCAATAGAGGTGTTTATGATCGTTTACATGTTGGTATTTTCACTGCTTAGTTTAAGCGCAATTGCAATTGATGACCTGGATATAGGTCGTAAAAGCGCGGGTGTCAGTGACACCCAAAGAAAAAGTTTAAAATAAAATAAATAGAAATATCATGAACTTACGAAACTTAGTAGTTGAAGTTCAAAATAGCTCAAATAGCAGATAAGTGATTGAAATAGAACAATATTTAGACATTTAAACGCTGCAATCCCTGTCCCTCCGCCAACTTTATAAGTGTATGTTTTACCTAGAAAAAGTTATAGAATAAATCCTAAGACACCCGTGTGACACCCAAAAGGATTTATTATGTACGTACGGAAACGTGGTGATGTATGGCAAGCTGTCATCAAAAGAAAAAACCTCCCCTCTGTTCAAAAAACATTTTCTCTTAAAGGCCAAGCAGAAACTTGGGGTTATTCGACTCAAGTGGCTATAGCAAATGGTTCGTGGATCGATCCTCGCGAATCGCGGTCCATGCTCATTAGTGACATTCTTGATTTGTATAAAGCAGACATAGAAAAATTTGAGGTAATGGACAAATCTAAGGCCCACAAATTAGACATGGTTAGACGCTACTTCGGGCACATTGTTGTTCACGAATTACAAGCTAACGAAATTATGAACTTTGCAGCTGAACGAAGCAAAACGGTTAAGCCTTCTACTTTAGGCAAAAATTTATATTTTTTTAAACAAGCTATTGTAAATGCAGAGCTACTGCATGGTCTTAAATTAGTAGAGCGCCCCATTGACAATGCAATTAAAATATTAACTGATCGTAAAATTATTGCGCAGAGTGAAGAGCGCGATAGACGACTGGAAGGAAACGAGTGGGAACGATTGATGGATGAGGCTGGCACACATTGGATAAGACCAATGTTAGAAATTGCAGTTGAGTCTGGTATGCGTCAAGGTGAAATCCATGCGTTAGAGTGGAAAAATATTAATTTTGAAAAAAGCACAATAGGGTTATGGAGAAAAAACAGGAAGGCTGTTGGCGGCAAAAAATGGCATGTTATACCTATGTGGAAGGGCGTGAGAGAGGTGCTCCTACGCTTGTCAAATGAATCTCGCAAGGGCTCAACCGTGTTCTGTGTAAAACGTGCTTCAAGCATTTCTGACAAATTTGCGCGTATGTGTACAAAATTAGGTATTGTTGATTTACGTTTTCATGATCTTCGACACGAAGCAATTTCACGCATGTTTGAGGTGCGAAAAATGCCGGTAGAGCAAGTTAGACTGGTGTCAGGCCACAGTAGCCTGGATCAGTTGTCACGTTATGTAAATCTAAGAGCTGAAGATTTAGTAGACTGAAATTCTTTTTGTCATGTAAGCAGCTACTTCATGCGTTGGAAATAAATATTTTTTTCCTAATTTTGCATGGGGGATATTAAGACGACCATGATATATCTGTTGGTACATTGATTGTTTCTTTATTTTTAGTAAATCTGACAAATCGTTCATGTCCATGAAAGGACCATACTTTTCCATTAGTAATTCAGCCATACGTACATCGGTGCACCAATCGAAGGCGCACACCTCCTTGTGTTGGCTTTTGCAAAATAGCAAATAGCATTTGGTTATGTTATAACACCCAATATTAAAAAGCTAATAATAATAGTAGGCTACGACAGACCAAAGGGTTTGAATTGCTGATGAAGGGGGCAGTTTTTCTGGGGTAAAGAACTCAATATTCTTTTTACCTTTTAAACGAACAGCGTAGGTCTTTGGGGTTTTTAATTGCGACGGCGATATCAGCCGTGCATAACACTCTTTGTAAGATTCATATTGAGAAAAATGTGCAGTATAGATCCCGTTGTTAGGTATTTTTACTAGGATAGAAGAATCATCTCGACGACTAAGCAAGATTTCGTCGATTTTTTTAGTAGCGTCCCTGACATCATATGAAATAAACTTTTTTTCGACACTATGCAGGCTGTTTTCAATATTAGGGTCGATGTCGCGAGGGTCTACGTCTAAGAAGTTTGCTAGCTTTACGATGGCTGGTGCTCGTAGTTCAGTGATGTTATTGAGATAATGAGAAATGGCGCCTTGAGACCATCCTAGTTCTTTTGCAGCTTCGACTTGTGTAAACCGCATTTGTATTTTTTTAGCGTCCCAAATTTTTCGTAGGTTTTTTACTACTTGGGGGTGTTCTTTGTTCATGTTCTGCTCGTCCTGAGTGTGTTACTTCATATATCCACTGTGCGACATCTTGTCGGGAAATATTTTGTTCTATATATTGCAGTTTACTAATATTAGTTGAAAAGTCACTAGGTATTATTAACGCTGTTTGTTCTATACCTATAACTAATGCTGCTTGAGCTGGTCCATTGATTCGGTTTAGCCATTGAATTTGCAGTTCAGATAAGGAATGACGAATTAAAGTGTCATTACGTTTGGGAAGAGATTTAATATATTTATACTCAACAAACAAAAGAGCGGACGGGCCACAATACATAGCGTCTGGCACGCCTCCCGTGTATGTATCATGAATTTTCCATGAGTACACTTCAGGTGAAAGGTGCCTGTGGACCGATCTAATGAAGCTGTGTTCGTTCATAAAGTAAGTGATCCGTTATGGCTAACGGTGGATCAATCCGTTTTAGTCGACGACACTGGGGGGCCAGTGTCGTAGCCAGTTGCTCTTTTAGGAGTACTGCTCATACAAAGCTTCAGCAGCCTTGTAGTCTTCTTCTTGAGCCCAACCAACAAACGAAACTTCGCAATTCATAAACGCTTTGCCCATTTTGTTTTCGGTAGGTACGCCAGATACTTTCCACAGACCCGCGAAACGATCGCCGCCCTTCATACCAATCTGAGAGTTCCATGCTTTGGATACACGCAGTTTAGAGCTAGCGAAATCCATAATGGCTGGTGAACGTTCTAGCTCACCCGTTTCAGGATTTTTAATAAGGATGACGTGCGCATGAGTTTCGTTAATGTCGTACTCACTAGGTTTATCTTGCTCGTCAACTTTAGCTTGTGCTTCAGTCATTGAAGAAAACGCTCCTAAATAACCACCACCAGCATCAAGATGACGCCATACAACAAACTCTGTTTTGAATGTAAGACTTATACAATACAGATCATTGCCATAATTATGATTAGTTAAAGTGTTAACCAGGTGTCCAGGCTCGCATCCTTCGACGTAGCTAGCATGGTGCTTGTCTACTTCGTTTGACATCTTTTGCAAAAGTTTGATGCGAGGGATTTGAACATTTTGCCCAACATTTTCGTTACCACGACCCGCACCTTCAACGGATTTTAGGTGCGCTGGTAATGAGTCTGTTGATGCTACAAGTTGTACTGCTACTGCTGATTTAGCCATAATATTATCTCTTCATGATTCATGTTTAGGTTTATAAAGATCGAAAGTTAATGCGTCGAATTTCACGGGGCTGCAAACCTGGAACACCTTCGCCAAGCTTTAGAAGTTCTTTGTATGCAGTCGACGATACCCGTCGTTGTAAGAGACTGAAGTCCTGTTGTTCGAGAACGTGGGCGTAAAATGCATCCCAGTCTGTCACTTCAGGTACAGTATCTTGGTTAATAGACACACTGGCTTTGTCATTAGCTGTACGTGACAAACCCTGCTCGTCTAATTGGGTTAAGAGTTGATAATCTAACTCATCTTTTGTTTTGTTAAGCTCTTTAAGCTCTGTATTAAGACCTGCCATAGCGTCTTTGACTTTGGCTCGTGCTTCGATTAATTCATTAATATTCATACTGATTCCTTCAGGCTACATTTTTAAGTTGATTGAGAATTCCTAAAAGGTCTTCCATGCGTTTAAGCTTGCTATGAAGCTTTTCATATACCTCTGGTTCCCAGGTGTTGCGCGCTGCGATCTGTATTATTTCTGTACGCTGCGTTTGACCGGCGCGATAAATGCGTCGATTAAACTGTTGGTAATGCTCTGCGTTGTATGTTGGTGATGCCCAGATAACAGTAGTTGCTTTAGTCATAGTAAGGCCATGACCTGCTGATTGAGGGTGACAGAACACGACTTGTAACTGCCCTGCTTGCATACGATCTACAATTTCTTTTCGGCGATGTGGTGGTGTATCGCCATCAATAGTTGCATATGAAATACGCAGTTTTTCTGCAAGTGCAGTCATATGTTGTTTTTCATGTTTCCAATTAAATGCAACAAGGCTGTGTTTGCGTTGTGATACTAGCTGCATTACAAGCTCATAACGTTCTGGATGCACAGACTGAACATCACCATGTTCGTCATAAATTGCACCAGTACATAGTTGCAATAACTTTTTGACTTTAGCGCCTGCATGAACAGCGTTGATGGTAGCTTTGCCGGTATATAACACAGAGTCTTCACTAAGTGTTTTGTACTGGTTCATGATCTTTTTAGGCAGCGTAACAAGCTTTGTATGCATTGTTTGTTCAGGCATATCAAGGCAACTTTCTAGTTCA